AGATCGAATTCAGCAACACCAGAACCATGAACTGCGCGGGCAGGGTGTCGATCAGCTTCGCCGCCGTGCGGCTCGCCGCGCCGACCGCGCCGGTGCCATGGCCATTCGGGGCCGGCGGATCAGCCATCACGCCGCGCGAGATCGGCGATGCACTCGGTGATGAAAGCCGCCAGCACCGACAGCGCCAGCATGAACAGGACCCCCAGCCCGAGCAGCAGCAGGGTCACGCCGCCGCCGTCTGTGTCGCTGTTTCCACGATATGGAACCGGTCGGCGTCGTCACAGGCGAGACCCTCGCCGCCCTTGAAGCGGATCAACCGCTCGTGCACCGGCTGACCCACCCAAGCGTCGCAGACCAGCAGGCCATCATCCCGCTGCTCCAACAGGATCGCGACATGCGAACTGCCGTCCTCGGCGTTGGCGTAAAGCCCGTCCTCATCGAAGGTGCCGATGACGGTGCCGCGCGGATAGCCCGACCCCTTCGCCGGCTGGCCGCGGCGCAGCGTCGAGGAGTGCGTCACGTTCGCCACGATTTGGCAGTGTCGAAGGCAATGCCCGGTATCGAGCACCTCGCCCAAGTGGGCAAGCGGATCAGCGGCTACGAATGACATTTCCACTCTCCCTAAGACGACACGATGTGCGCGGTGATGTAGCTCGACGCCATGATGCCGGGCACGTCGCCTGCCGCGATCAGCGCCCCGGCGCGCACGATGTGGCCGTCTTGCAGTAAGCCCTGGTAGAAGGTGCGCCCGATCGACTGCAAGCCCGGCAATAACTGCACCTGCCCGCGCGTCAGCAGAGTCCCCGCTTTGTCAATTTGGACGCCGATTTGCGCTCCCGACGCGGGCGGCGCTTCGAACTCGCACCACAGGTCGATCGCCACCATGGCATTGCCGACGACCGCAAAGCCGCCATCGGCATCCGCGAACAGATCGGTGTTGCCGTAGGCATCCGCGGGACCGAGCGTCAGAACGGCCCATTCGCCGGTTCCGGTCAGGTCGGCAGCGGCGAGGTTCGCATACCAAAAGCAGGTTCCCGGCGCGGCCGGTGGAGCAGGGCCGCCTTCAAGAGTTTGGCCATCCGGCACGTAGGCCAGCGAGGTCGCGAACGTGTTCGACCGGTTGTCCCATGTGCGCGTGCGATACAGCCAGCCCCCCGCCACGCTCAGGCGGTCGAGCGTGCCGGCGCTGTCCTCGGCAAGCGTTTCAAACGTGTGCAGTTCCGGCATTGTTTGTTCTCCTCGCGCCATCCGCGCTGGCCCACGCAGGGGAGGTCTGCTGAACCAGCGCGGGGCATCACCCGCGACGCCGCGCGAGTTAGGTCAGCGTGCCGTAAATGAAGGCAGCCGGGCGATACACGGCGAAAGCCAGCCGTTCCTCGGCGCGGATCGTGATCATGTTGCGCACAAAATCGTCGGCATTCTCGGTGGAGATAAGCACTTCCATCGACATGCGGTCGAAGATTTGCGCGCCATACCTGAACGAGCCGGTCAGGAACTTGGTGACCTGCATCGAGAACGAGGTCACGACCGGCAGGCCCCAGAGCGTTCTTGACAACTGGCTTTGCGGATCGCCGACGATGTAGCGCTGTTGCGCATCTTTCGTTAGTTCGATCTTCGCCCAGTCGGTCGGATGCAACACAAATCCGGTCGCGGGGTAGAGCGCGAGCGATGCTTGCAGTTGGGCCAGGCGCAGGGTGTCGATATTCGTCGGCGAAGTCGGCGTGAACGCGGCGGAATAAGCGGTTGCCTGCGGGATGATGCCAAACAAGTTTAGACCAGTGCCATCGCCGTAAAGGAATTGCTGCTCCTCGACATACGCCAACCCGTAGCGCAACCGTCCGTCAATGGTAGACATGAGTTGCGGCACGTCATCGAGTATCTGTCGCGACGCCCGTTGCCAGTGCGCGAGCGTCCGCACCGGCGACGATTTCAGATCGAACGTGAGCGGCGGTGCCTGCGGCTTGACCGCGCCTTCCGAGACAAACGCAGCGGCGATGGTCAGCGGATTGTCGGTCTCGACCGGATATTCGATCGCATTCGATGTCGTCGATCCCGGCATCAGCAGATCGCGGATACCCAAGGGACGCAGCGGCGGTGTCACCATCGGTTGCCGGTCCGCGATGACCAGCGACGATGTCGGCGATACCCCGGTGCCCCATAGCGCTGTGCCGCTCAGGATGTCTTTGTATTCGGCCTTGACGCGCGCCTGGCCGTTCTTGCTCGCGAGGAGCGCCTTGACTTCGTCGTTCTCGACGACGAGCTGGCCGAGCGTCGATTGCGGCTCGCCGGCTGGCCCACGCGGACGCGCGAGCTTCTGCTCGACTTCGCCGACGCGGCCCGCGAGTTCGTTCATTGTCAGCAGCGCCTTGTCGGACGCGGCCTTCGTCTCCGTCGTCATGGCGCCGAGGTTCTTGATCTCGGTCTGCGCCTTCTCCGCGAACGTCTTTACGTCGTCGGTCGCCTTCTTGAGATCGACGGCGAGTTGTTTCAGGTCGTCGGTGTCATCCAACGGCATGGTTGTGCCTCCATAGGGGTTAAGCTGCGAATGTCAGCCCACGAAGCGCTTCGGCGATCGTCTTGATCGCGTTTTTCGCTTCAGCCGCAGACGCAGCCTCATCCCGAGGCTGGCATGCCGCTTTCCACCCGCCATCAGCAAGAGCGCGGGCTTGGCGATACGAGAAATGCAGCTTCTCCCGAAGCCCTGCCTCGTAATCGCGGATGGTTTCCGGCGCCGTCTTTGGCTCGTCGCCGGTTAGCGCGCGATACGCCGCGCGCAAATGGTCGTGCAGTTGCGCCCGCTCGTCCGCAGTCGGTGCATCGCCACCGGCCAGGGTAGCGCTATGCAGCGTTAGCGCCGCATTCAGGGCGGCGAGCGCTGCGTTCCGATCACCGAGCGCCATGACCGATTTGATAGCGGATATCTGCGCCTCTGGATTGGCCGGGTTGGACACGATATCCGCCGAGAACAGAACCAAGCTGTTGAGCCAGCGCTTCGGATCGCCCGCCTTCTTGCCGTAGTCCACTCCGCCGTCGCGGATGGAATAGGCGATCGACAACGCAGTGAGCGCGCCGTCGCGCATCAGGCCGTAAATCCGCTTGCCGTGATCACTGTCGAGCGCCGATATTTTGCCGACGCCGTGCAGCCCCTTCTCGTCCTCGTGCATCTGTTTCCAGACGCCGATCGGCAGTGGATCGCCGCCAAGCATGGCAAATGAATGCTCGGCATACAGTCCTGGCATAGTGCCGGCGGCCTTGTGTTCCGCGAGAGATTCCGCGAACGCGCCGGGATTGACGATATCGCCATAGGCGTCTTGGTTGCGGAATACCGAGATGTAACCCTCGAAGGTGCCCGGTTCCGCCGTGCCATCCGGCGCGAATTTGAACTCAACCGGTGCGGCCAACCGGCCGAATGCCTTGTACCGCGCCGCCTTCGCCGCTTTGTAAAGATCGCAGACATCGGCGGCGTCTATCTTGCCGGCCACCATCGAGCATTGGCCAGAGCCTGAGAACATCGCGCAGCCGCCGCAGTTTTGCGAGGCCGTTCCGTCGCGATAGTTGGCTTCTGCTTGCGTGACCTTAGCCATCGTCCGCTAACCTCTCAGCCTGGCCACATAGCACCATCATTGGCGCAATGCACCGGTTTGCTACGCCGCAACGTCTTCGCGGGCCGTCGCTTCTCCCGCCGGACCGACCGTGCCGCCCGGTTCCGCTGGTCCATCTGTTGGCTTGAAGCCAGGATCGAGCGGCTTCGGCGCCCTACCCCGGACGAACTCGCCGGCCAGTTGCATCGGTATCAGCGCCGCATTGATGAACAGATCATCAGCGCCCGCCATCGGCGGATGGTTCTCCAGTGCCCGCACTTCGTTGTGCGTCATGAGCCCGTGGTCGACCATCGTCGCATACAGCCTCGCGCGGGTGTTGGAGTCCGCTCGCAGCAGCCCCTCCACATTGAATTCCGCATACACCGTCCGCCGCTCGCCCGGCGCAATCAGGCTTTTGGTGATCCGCGCCTCGATCCGCTTGAGCTGCGGCCGCAGGCAAAATTGCAGGAACCACAGGAGCATCTGCTCGAGGCCGGACCCCCACGCGGTCGCCGCCTGCGTGTGGCCGATCATCGGCGGCGGTACGTGAAACCAGCGCGAAATCTCCTCGATGTCGAACTGCCGCGACGCCAATAATTGCGCGTCCTCGGGCGGGATCGAGAGCGTGTCGAGCTTCCAGCCGCCTTCGATCAGCGGCACCCGGCCGTTGTTGATGGCGCCGGTATATTCGTTGATCCATTCCTCTTTGCGCTTCCGCTGATCCGGCGTGAGATAGGTCGGCGCGGACAGCACCGTACTCGGACGCATCCCGTTACGGAAGAAATTCCCGGCGGCGCGATCGGCGGCGATCGCCGTGCCCATCGTCTGCCGGCCTTGCGCCACGACGCTCATGCCGATGATGCCGTCCAAGCTGAAGCCCTTGAGGTGGAACACCTCCTTTTCCTGTAGGGTCACGCTCGTGCCCATCCAGGCATAAAAATAAGTCAGCGAGCCGTCCTCGTTCCGCTTCGCGTGGACGCGATCAGGCCGCATCGGAATGAGCGAAATCACCCGCGAGCCCGACCAAACGATCTGCGCATAGGCGTTGCCCCAGAGCAGCAACGCGCCGGCCATCGCTTCCCAGAACTCGACGGCGGTCATCTCGGCGTTCGGGCTGTCGTGCAGGATCGAAAACAACGGATGATCCCGGTTGACGGTCCCAAAGTCCTTTTGGTCGCGCTCGTAAATCATGAGCGGCAGCGTCGCGATCGTCGAGGCGATCAGCCGCACGCACGCCCACACCGCCGACAACTGCATGGCGGTATCGACCGTGACGCTCTCGCCAGCGTGCGTCGGCCCCGGCCCAAACATCTGCATGATCCGCGGGTCGGAAACCGCGATTCCGCTCAGGATTGTATCGACGGCCTTGCGCGCTATCCAGGAGAGCGGATTGCGCATCAAAGCGCGATCGGATCGGAGAGGAAGCCGTCAAGGCCGGCGTTCGGGTCCTCGGCCATCGAGCGCCCGATCGCCATGATCAGCGCGCTCATGCCGTCAATTCGCCCCACCGAATGCTTTTTCGACGGCATCAGGTTTTCGTTCCGATCGGTCAGAGACATCATCGAAGCCGCCATCCAAGTAAGCACTTCATTGCCGCCATGGTCTAGCTTTTCGCTCAATAACATAACTCCAAGCTCTTTTGTGGGCGCCGTGTACGACTTCATACCCTGGATGAATTCGTGCATCGGAACGCCCTGCTCGGCCAGCGAAACGGCGAGAGTGGTAGCATTCCACGGGTCATAAGCACATGAGGCGCAGTCGTGAAGCCGGGCATCTTCGATAACAGCGTTTAATATTTCCCTCTGGTCGACAACATTCCCCTCGGTCGCCTCGATCAGCCCGGCGTCGATCCAGCGCCGATACTGCACCCGGTCGCGGTCCGACTTTTCCTCGACAGTATCCGCCGGCATCCAGAACCGGGCGACCACGCGCCATCGCGTCTCCTCGCCGACCGGCGGAAACAGTTTCACCCAGGCGGTCAAGTCGATCTTCGCGCTGATGTCGAGCCCGGCGAAGAACCGCCGCCCGTGCAGTTCCGCCGGATCGAAAGGCCCAAGGCTGTTCTTCGCCCACGCCGCCATATCAATCGCGCGGTTCGCGTCCGATGTCCGCAGGTTCAGCCGCAGCCGCTTGAACGCCGGCAGATTGGGCGGTGAGCGTGCCGCTTTCTCC